CCAGTTGAGCGCCATATTCAAAATGAAGTAATGAATTTTTGTTTTAAATTATAAAAAATAAAGAGCTAGTGTTTTTACACTAGCTCATATTCTTTTAAATATTTTTCTGCTCGCAATCTTAAATCTATATCAGATTCGTCTTTATTTTGTGGTAACAACAGTTTATAAATAACACCGTCTTTTAATTTATCAGCTAAGAATCTTGGTCTTTTTAATGTATGCATTATATATACAATTATATTATTATCCTGACCTCTATATGCTTGAGCATATTTATATACTCTTGGAGGATCTGGGTCTAGTTCTATTTCCCCGTGAGAAATAATCACATCCAGTCCGGATAGTTTCAAAGACTCCATATAGCTGTCCAGTTTTTCTTTACTAGTGAACGCAACTCGAAAAGATCCTGGTTTAGTATTCACACATACAGAAATTATTTTTTGCATAATATTTACCCCTTTATATTTTTATATCCTTTAGGCTATTTAAACTTTGGATAGTATCATTGATTATTTTTTCATCTGCTTTAAGATTTTGCAATTCTATTTCCAAAGTTTCGATTTTGGATTTAATAGACTCGTGCATATTTTTTAGGTCTTTGCCTAGATTATTTGCCGCGTCTATGACATTATTATTGTCTAGTTTAAATGGTAGATGATATCCAAGTGGTAATTCTTTATCTAGTTTAAATGGCAGGTCGACAGGTGGAAAATCTTTATCTTGTGATTTTTTATTATTTTTATCATTCTCGAATGTTACTTTTTGCACCATATTATATTTATCTAAAACATATACCATTTCCTCATCCCCATCCGATAATGATTTAAATTTTTCTATAATGTTATCATGCTTACGTTCTGGGCACCATTGCTTTTCAATATTTCCTATATATCCATATAATGATGATTTGTTAACCTCAATCATTTCCGATACATCTGTAATAGACATACCCTTACCTTTTAATAATTTACACATGTCTTGCATAAAGAGATTGAATGTCTTTTTGTCCATTTTAATAACCTCCACTAATATTTTTTCTAATGCTCACTTATATAATATATAAGCAAAAAATAAAAGTATGCCATTAGGCATACTTTTTATTATTCTTTAATTATCCCATAATATATTTTTTATCTATCCTGAATATTATTTCTTCTAATCTTCTTTGCTCATCATCTGTTTGCACTTTAATAATTAAAGTATTATCCTCTTTCTTTACAAGATTAAATACCTTCATGCTATTAAAATTACTTAGTTCGTTTATCACTGGATATAGTATATTCGGATCTATTACTTCACCTTTGTGTTTTATCATATAACGTATACCATTCAAATTTAGTAAAATGGTATCTAGCTCTTTGTATCTAGTCTTATTAGTATCTATCATATAAGTTTCCATTATATTAGATACCATTTTGCTCTTAGACGATGGTATATAATTTGTTCCATTAGTCTTTGCGTATTGATATAGATCTTCTAAAATTGTATGATCAAAGTCTCCTAAATTTCTTTTGATCATATTAAGATTTTCCATAATAAAGCATACAGAGTTTAATTCATTCGATTTTTCTATCCATGCTTTATAAGAATAGTCCCTTTCATATTTATGGTAATTGACATCTTGATCTACATGAGATAATTCATGAGACGCAGTTCTAATTATGTATGCAAATCTAGTAAGAGGTTCCATATTTCTAAATGCATACGCCATGCTTTGCAGATTAAATGTAATTGCCCCATTACACTCTCTAGCATACACTTTATCTGTAGAGTATATATAAGAATATCGGTAACATCGTAAGTTTTTATTGACTTGCCCATTCAATAAGTTCATCACTGAATCAATATAGTATTTATAGTTAAAGTAGTTCATTTTTACTCCTCCTCTTCTCATATGTATAATATATAATCAATTATTAAATTTACATTGAAGTAAGGAGATGATAAATATGAATAGAATGACTAGTCTTTTAGATAAGATAGAAAGAAGATTAGGGACAGAGCCTCTTAATCTTCCTAAATCTATAGCTAAAGATAACTGGGCAAAGAAGGTTATAAGTAACGAAACGCTTGATACTTTTAGTAGATATTATCCTCATAAAATTCTATATATACTAGGACCACAAAATAAAAAGGGCGAGTTCTATTTAATAGATGAGGATACATGCGAGAATCAAGAAATCTTAGGAGCTGCTGATATAGACTGGCACGAATTTAGTTCCAAGTCGCCAACTATAATGGGAGGATTCGGCACATTCAATATGATGAATACCACGTACGATGTAGAAGATATTATGATGACTCAAATGGCAGCAGATCATAATTCTTTATTTAATAATGGTATTTATTTAGACTGGTATCCACCAAATAAAATTAGATTAACTTCAGCTACGGCGAACAACCATCTTAACTTCAATCGTATTCCAATAAATCTATTAATAAAACACCCAAATAATTTAATGACTATAGCACCAACAAAAATGGAAACATTTGAAGCTCTTGCTCAAGCAGATGTGGCTACATATTTATATGAATATCTTAAACACTATGATGGTATAGAAACTGTATTTGCAAATACAGATCTTAAATTATCTAGTATAGAAGAAAAAGCCAACAAAAGAGAAGAAATAGTTCAAGAGCTGAAAGATAATTATGTTAGTGCTGCAAATACAAACCAACCAATTATGATCACTGTAAATTAAAGAATAAAGAGGTATAGCGTTATGCTATACCTCTTTATTCTATTCGATTTCAGCCATCTTATTTGCGAAATAAGACTTATTAGATTTAGCTTGTATCTTTCTACCACTTCTTGCAACTACATTATCTTCTATATCTTGGGAATCTGTAAAGTCATACATATTGGTTCCGTAATTGGGTCTACCAAAGTACGATAGCATTCCCTGAGCATATGAAAACATATCCATATTATTTATACATTCTAGAAGTCCACTATATTTACCTATTGGCATTAAAACAAAATTATTAGGCGAAGATAAATTCATTCTAATACATCCAATTTTCTCACCATTTGCCGTATCCATTATATCTGGAGAAAACACTAAATATTTGCCAAGATTCAAACCAGTAAACTCTACCGGTGTTATCTTATTTCTAAGAGTAACTACTCCACCTTTTTTGACAAACATATTATCGAATTCTTTGTTAAACATATCAAACACTGAATTCATTACTTTACGCAATAGTAATATATCTTGTTGCCGTATCATTATATATTGTTTGATACTATTTACAGCTTTGAGGTTTTCAATAGTAGCGAAATAATCAAATGATCTTTTTATATTAATTACCTTTTCGCCTATTTTATCATTATAATATTGTATTTCTTGATGATAGCTTTTACGCCCATACTTTTCCGAACTGCTATACATAGACAGATTCATTTTTAATACCGCATTTGGTCCGAGGTAGTATATTATATCTTCAATTTTATTATAGTTCTCGAACTTCAATTCCTGCATTTTTACCCCCTTAAAAAATAAAGGGAAGAAATTTCTTCCCTTTATTCAAATCTTTGCTAATCTTTAGATTTTAAAATCTCAGCATTGATTTTATTATCCTTAATCGTGATTTTTGCAAATTCAATATATGATACTTTTGTGCATTCTATTTTAACTTTTGTTGGATCTAAACTAATTGTATCTCCTATTTGCATTTCTTCTATAGACTCTCTAAGCAATATTTATACACTCCCTTAATTAAGTTTAGTATCAAATACGAAGTTTTCTGCATCGATAAATTTCATATATCGTTTTCCATTAAATAAACTATAGACATCTTTGCTAAAGAAATTGGATTTGGAGATGCCATACTTTTCATTTTTATTTAATAACTTATGAGCTTCCTTCGATTTTAATACTGTGCGTAATGCTCCTTCTAGCCTAGCCATAACTTTAGCTTTAAATTCAAATGGGATATTCTTCAAACTATCAATATTGATATATTTACCTAAAAGCTCAATATCAATTCTTGTAGCTATCTGCTCTGTATTCGCTAAAGTAATTGTTGTTTCAGGATTGTGTATAACCTTGACAGTTTCCTTTTCCTTATTATTTATTTCTATTACTTTTCTATTAGCAGTTTCTGGTTTCTCTTTTACTGGTTCGCTCTCAATAGATTTTCGTAAAATTTTTGGCAGATCTTTTTTATCGGGAGGTAGAACAGTTACATTTGTTTCGCCAAATTTTTCTACGACTATTGTATCTTTAAATTCGGTTTTTATATACTCGATAAATTTCTCAGGAGCAGTAGAATCTATTTCTACAGTACCGTCTTTACCAAATGATGCTAATACGTTTCCACTTTCAAGTATATTTATTTTCTTATCTTTCATATCTATTGAAATGGAAGCATTATTGCATCTATCAAAGAATTTGACAAACTCCAGCATATTTGCCGCCAGTTCAGATGTTTTTTGATATTCTAAAACAGCTTGTCTAGTAATCATTGCAGCAGATTGAGGATCGCAGAAAATCTTCTCCATTCTTTCACAAATAATATCAAGATTATCTTTGTAATCAAATTCGATATTGAATCTGTTACCAAGAATAGTAACGATATCTAATAGATTGACTCTTTCTACATATCCGGCTTTTTCATCCACTGGTATTTGTTTTAGCATATGAACTGGAGTTTCACCATCGCAATCTTTAGCATATGGTCTCTGATCGAATCCTAGTATTGCAAATATTTCCTCTAGAGCGTTATCTCTATCTTCGTCAGCTGCTACATTAAACTCTACCTTTGTACCTTCAATATTAACTATCATTTTATATTCTCCTCTTTGACTGGTCGATATATTCGAGCTTCAGTCTATATATTTTATTTATTCTCACATATATAATATATAACTGAAATATCGATCTTTAACGTATCTTTATTTCTGAGGAGGGACATGGACAATATCAGTAGAGTAGAATTCTATTGCAATATCTTTATATTTAATTGCTAAAAATTCTTTCCCTTCGATTTCCTTTTTAGTCATCCATGTAAGCCGTAATGGAGTAGATATGATCATCTCTCTGCACTCTTCGGTATTGATTTCTCCATTATCAGTTAATAATAATTTTTGTGCTAAGTCAATACTTTCCTTAATTCTTATCTTTTCGCCTGTTGTATATGCAAGCGTTACATTTCTAACCAATTCGTCAAATTTATTATCCATTTTCTATGCTCCTTATATTATAGAAACAATACCCCCATATCCTCAAAAGGGATATGGGGGTATTGTTTATTGTATGTATTTTGCGAAACGTTTTTTAACGTTTTCGTCTTTAACTGTAGCATAGATTGCACGGATGCGCTCATTGCCACCATTGAGTTTATTTAATCTGGCAAGGGCAGAAGTTACTCGTGCTAGATCAGCATTAAACTCACTCACTCCTCCAATTGAAGCTTTAATAGTATTAGTTTCTTTTTGAATTAATACAACATTTTGTACAGCTTCAAAGTTAGATAGCTTTAAAATAAATCCAGCAATATAGTCCAGCAATAATTTACTAGTTTTGATTTCAGATAATTTCATGTGAAATGCCTCCTTTATTTTTTTACTATATTGTATGATTATTAATAATTTTTTGCAATTTACTATATTCAAGCTCACAATCAATATATAGCGAAGTGTTAATATCTCGTTTATATTGAAAAGGGTCAACTATAGAAGATGGTATGGTATTTAATTGTTCTTTTCTATTTTTAATAGAGTTAATCATATTTTTATTAAATTTATTAACTCCTTCTAATATTGTGATATTGCTATAGTCTATTACTATGGACTCTATATTAGATACAATCGCAACTATGTCATATTTTATATTGTGTATATCTTTTGATATATCTTTGAGTTTATTAATATTTTCTTTAAATTGCTCTTCTATTTCAGAGTCTAATATTTTCATTTTAGCTTCAACACATGCTGTGAGATGCCTATCAATAAGTTTTTGTAAATGTTTTTGTTCAAAAATAAGAGTATCCAATGAAGCATTTACAGAAATTTTATAACTCTCTTCATTTTTCACAGTAGCTGGCACGTTGGTTAGAAGTTTTTTCCTAATTTTAATAGATTTCTTCAAGTTGTCGTTATATCTGTTTAGATCTTCTGCAAATGATGCAAACCTATACTTCAACTCTACATCTAATATTTCTTCTCTTGTTTTCATTTCTCTCTTCTCCTTATAATTCCAATATATTGGAATATGTTATATTTTTATTATTGAGACGTGTAATCCCAATAGACTCTAATGGGAAGTTAGTTAGGTTATCATGAATAATTGTGGTGTAATCAATAAATTCAATAACCCAACTTGGTATAGAAGCATTTGATGGTATTCCTATAGCCTCAACTGAACCTTTGAATTCTTTAGTAGCTAAAAGATTTGTCATTTGTTCATATTTATTAGGATTAGATTCTTTCAAACCCTCAATAGCCTTTTGACTAATATTTACCTTAATGATAATTATACTGTTCCGTCTGCTCAAATCAATAGGATCTTCATGTTCGTCTTTAAGAGCATTATATGCAACGGATGCTTTAATACCTTGGATTCTAAATGGAGTATCATATGTGCTTAAAGATTTTATTCTTGCTGGCTTATGATATTTTGTTTCACCATTTTCTATTGAATTAAATATCTTTCTTTCAAGTATTGCAATATCCTTAAGAGTTTGAATTTGATCAATATCTCCAGAATTTAATATATCTTCATATAGTATTCTCTTAAGCTCTTTACCAGTAGATTCTGGTATACCAACTTTATCGATTGGAAGTCCAGAAATTGCTAATTGTGTAGCTATTCCCTTTGGTATAAGATTTCCTTCTTGTATTTCTTGTATAGCCGCGTAGTTCTTTTTACCATCTGTAAGTAGAATAGTTTTGAATAAGAATTCATTCTTCATTATAAGAAGACATTTTCTACTAGGAGCAGCCGAGTTATGATTGATAGTATATTTATACATATAGTCTAGTATGAGCTGACTTACACAATATGACATTATATTTATAATTGAATGTCTAAGTCCATCCTGAGGAATAACATTAACTGGATTGATCAGTCTTTGTTGTTCGATAAGAGTTTCGTCATAAAAATCATAATCATATGAAGGATCTATTCTTTCTACGATAGGAAGCAATTCTCTATCTCCAAATGAATCCATCTTCATATATTCTATAATATCTATAATCTCATTTTTTATATTCATTTGATCGCTGCTAAAATATTTAGTCTTGTCTAATACAAACCTATACCATGGCTCTAAACTAATGATACAAGAATCTGTATCTGTAACAAGAACAACATCTCGAGTCATCGTTTCAACTCTATCAAGTTTATCTATAATCTGGTATCCGTAATATACATATTCTTTTATATATGCGATTAATTGATTTAGATCATCTTTAATTTCCTTTGGTGGTTTATTTGGATCTAAAAATGGAAGTTTAAGAGTACATAAAATTTTCATAAGAAGATTATTTATAAAACTATTATTGAAAAAGGAATACATATTATTTTTATAATATAATCTAGTCAAATCCTGTGGATTTAATCTAGTCATAATATCCCATATAAGATGAGCGTCTTTTTTATCAGGTATCCAATTATATCCACATGTCCCCATAACTTTACAATACGCTTCGGCTAGAGATATTTCTTCATCCAATATCTGTCTATCGTCGTATGTTCTTTCTTCTGATACTGTGTTATCTATAAACGTAATAATTTCATTCAAAGAGCCAAATTTTACATTATTAGCCAATAGCCCCTCAAATAACATAATCGAAGCTGAAATAGCGGATTTCCCTTGACGAGTAATACTTGTTGCAACGTAAATATTATAGAACATCGAACTATAATTCCCGAGGCATCCATATAATGCATTGGCATCTACTTTCGCTAATAGTTGTAATAGAAAGTATTTTTCATATTCTTCTGTGCCTTTCTTATATTTAAACATTTCATGTTTAAACTTGTCTCTAATAGTTACAATCTCTTCGATTAAATCATATAAAGGATTCTTTACTTTACCATGTTTAGTAAATAGACAACCATATGACGTCATAATTGGCTCTTTATCCAATATATACTCAGTAAGCTGTGCTATGCTTGTATTAACAGTTTTGTGTTTGTAATTATTATGAATAGTACAATCGCTATCCTTAAATCTTTTCATAATAGAATATTGAATAGCTTCGTCTATCTCTTCATCTGTTAAAGCTGGGATAGATAACGGCATAATTCTCTTTAGTATACCAGTATATCTATCTAGTAGTTTTCCTTCTAACATCTCTAATTACCCCTTTATCAATGTATTTAGATCATTATATGAATGTAAGATGGATATTAAAGTTTTATATTCAATGATTTAATATGTTTATAATTATAAAACATCTAAATAATCTATAGCGTGTCTAATGTGGGCGCTGTATATAAACAAGAATATATTAAGGGGGTTTTTTAAAATGCCATTTTTTATTGAAGAAACATCTGCGTTAAATGAAGAATCTGGAGTAGCCGATCAGAATGCTCTAATGGAAAAAATCTTTGAACAGGAAGTCGCTATGATGACTGAAGATCAAAGAACTGAATATCTTGGTTCTGATGAAGTGAAAGCTTTAGAAGAAGCTGGGGTTATTGGAAAGAAAACGATTGTTCGTTTATCTAAAATGGATGATTTAACTCGTCGTGTTAAAATTGCCGCTTTTCAAAAAGCAAAAGAAGACGGTGATGCTAACTGGGAAGCTCTGCGCAAAAATCGTATTAAAGAGCGCGATCTGATTGGCAAAATTATGAACAAGTATGCCACTCGTGTTAAGAAAGATGCTGTTGTTGCTCAAAAGAGTCTGCTCAAACTTACTCCAAATGCATTCACACGTCCTATTGGTAGATAATTAAATAAGAGGGATAGCAATTGCTATCCCTCTTATATTTTGTCTTGATTATATATTATATACTTGAGAATGGATTCTTAAATCTAACTCAACTTAATATTATACTATGAGGTAAATTAGGGGGGCTGCGAATGTTAAACAATTTTAAAAACTACTATATTTACGACGAGCTTATCAAGACAGGCACCATGGTTTTACATACCAAGGATGTAACCATGGCAAGCTGGCAAGAACATTATACTGGCGTTCTTAACTTAATGAAGGATGGAATCGAAACGGAATTTCTACAAAAAACATTCATTACCGTAGATATGGGGAATGATGATGTTGTAGAATTATCTGTAATGGATTTGTACTTCAATCTAATTCACTGGTATCTGATTGTAAGATCTGGAAAGCAAATAGTGGGCAAACATTTGTATTTCGACGAAGCTATCACTCAAGATACAATTAAAGATTTTATCGATACACATTTTGTTGACGTTGTTAGAAAAGAAATGGACAGCGTTATTATGAATAACATTATTGACGATACTCTGTACAATTTCACTGACGTGGATAGATTTTCAATGTTTATTGCAAATACAATAAATTTAGAAGATGATATTGCATTAATGAATGCATGTCCAGAATTTGATGATATTTTGCATACCTCATTTCAAAATACTCCTATTGAAGATGTAAAAGATCTTGGTATGGAAAGAGCAAGGAGAGCAATGAGTATAATCATTAAAGATTCAAAAGAATTAATTGGTTATCATCATTGCCTTAGAGATCCATTTTTATCAAAGGAAGGAATCAATCCAAGACAATACAAAGAATTTGCTATTCATATTGGTTCCAAACCAAATGGTCAAGGCGGAGTACACCCAGCCATTATTGATGGTAGTTATATTAATGGAGCTTTAAATAGCATATTGAACCAGTTTATAGATTCTAGTTCTGCTCGCGTTGCTCAGATTCAAATGAAAAATAATGTAGGATATAGCGGTAACTTTGCTCGTATCTTAGGGTTAAATAATATAGATACGAAATTACATGACGATCCGACTTATGATTGTCATACTAATAATTATCAAGAAGTTGAAATAAAGAATAAAGATATATTAATTATGCTAGCAGATAGATATTATCGGATGTCACCAAATGGTGTAGAATATCATATAAGCAGAAAAGATAAATTCTTAGTCGGAAGTAAAATTTATCTTCGTAGTCCAATGACATGTGCATCTGCCGCTAGGGGTAATGGTGTATGCTATAAATGTTATGGTGACTTAGCTTATACAAATAATACCATTAAGATTGGTAAATATTCAGCAGAAAATCTTTCATCCGAACTTACTCAACGACAGTTATCTGCAAAGCATCTATTAGAAACAATTATTAAAAAGATGCGCTGGGTAGCAGCATTTTACAAATTCTTCTCCGTCAATATCAATATACTTCAACTGTCTCCTGACTATGAATTTCCAAAAGGAACTTATATGATTATCGATCCTGAAAAAATAAGTTCTGAAAATGAAGATGATTATAAGAAGACAGATTACTTAGATGATGACGATGATGATAGCGATATAGTTGACGTTAACTATAATAAATTTATTACAGAGTTTGCTATAGAAACTAAAGATGGAAATGTATCGATTATTAGAACGGAAGACGACAACCCAATGTATATTTCTGCCGATTTTAATTCGTATATATGGAAAAATGCAATAGCCACAGAAGAGAATACATTGCAGATTGATTTACACGAATTAAGTAAGGAAGAAGATTTTGCTCTATTCCTTATTAAACTCCATAATAATGAATTGAGCAAGACACTTGATGATATTCAAAACGTGCTTAATAAGAAAGTAGATCCTAAGAAAAAGAAAGAAGATCCTGAAAAATATAATAGACATGGAGTACTTCAAACACTTATCGAACTTGTGTTGGAAGGAAAATTGCATATTACCAGTGTTCATTTAGAAATACTTCTTATGAATCAAATAAGAAATATTAATAGTGTTCTAGATAAACCAGATTGGGACACTCCGGATGAACAGTATCAAATTCTTACTTTGAATCAATCCTTAATGGATAATCCAAGTATTGTAATATCTTTATTATATCAAAATTTAAGTAAGATATTATATACTCCATTATCATTTAAGAAAACATCCACATCTTACATGGATCTTTTCTTTATGAAACAGCCACAGAACTTCCTTAGTGATACTTCAAATATTGTTGATGATAATCCTAAGAAAGAAAACTTCTGCCCAGCTGTTCGATATAGAGTGAAAAAATAAAGGGAGAGAGAAAAATGAAATTTGAATTGGGTAAATTCTATGAACACACCACAGGGTCAAGAATTTATATTGCCGGATGTGTATCATCAATAGTGTATGGGGTTACATTTATTGGAGAAGACGCATATGGAGATTTTTCTCCTATCGGCTCTGGGGAAGATAATGCTGTTAACTATAAAGAAATAACAAAAGAACAATTTCTGAGCAAATCATTATTTAAATGTCTCAAACATCCAGATTGCGCAAAATAACTTATATAAGAGAATGCTGTAATAGCATTCTCTTATTATATAATAAATTAGGAGGAAGAAAAATGAAATCATCAAATCCGGAAGAAATATCAGAAGGAATCGTTAGTGAAATTATTAAGGATATTAGTGACCGTCGAGGATTGTCCCATGAATGGAATTCAATTGATGAAGATATTCAAGAAGAAATAAAAGATTCATGGATGAAAATCATTAAAAAACATATGGTATAAAAATAAAGGGGATATATAAAATGGATATATATCAAAAACGTAAAATGTTTATCGTTGGAAAAGACGATAATAAAATCCATAAAATTTTAGATAAAAGATCAAATATGACATTCGCTAAAATCGGCATCAGTATCAGAGATATTTCTATTAATATACCGTCTGAAATTATAAAATTAAATTTAATATCACATTCTATATATCCAAATAATATAAAAGATCATATAGTTTTACGGTTTAGCCGTGGATATATAGAACTGTCTATAGGAGATACTATAATCGTGGATAATTCGGATTTTTATATTATACGTACTAATATAGATAAAACTATAATTAGTACTAAATTTAAATCTTTAGGAAGACGAATAGGATTAATTAGTTACAGCACTACGTATTTGAATAGCCCATTAGACTTATAAATAAAGGTGTATGCCTTTATTTTTTCTTTTTATTATCTTCCCAACAGTTGTGTAATGGGGGAATTAGAATATGCATAAAATAGAAGTAAGACATTCAGCGATAATAATTAATAATTATAATCTAGGGGATAGTCCTAGATTAGAGAACTTTTTTAGTATTTATGATAAATTAAGACATACAAGATTTCCTAAAGCGTGTTATTACGATGAAAAGAATAAAAGAATGTATCTTCCTAGAGGGATAGATGTATATTTTATCGAAGGTTTGTTTGGTTGTAATGCTCATCTTATTAGTAAATGTGATCCATATAGAACAGTAGAACCTATTAGAATCAAACATTTACCAAGAGACGATGTTCAAAAAGAAGCTATTAGATTTATTCTTGGAAAAGATGAATATAGTTACACAAAAGCCAAATCTCAATTATCTGTAAATCTAAATCCTGGAGCTGGTAAAACATATCTTAGTATAGCGATGGCTTCATATACATCTCTTTTAACTATGATGATTACTTCATCTCTAGATTGGATAGATCAATGGAAGAAACGAATTTTACAATATACAGATATAAAGAGAGATGAAATTTATATTATATCTGGAAGTGGTTCCATTGCTAGGCTACTAAATGGAATGAATGATATTACCAAATACAAATTTATATTAGCATCCCATGATACCATTAAGAGCTATGGTGATAAACATGGATGGCATAAAGTGGGAGAGCTATTTATAATATTAGGTATAGCTATAAAGATATATGATGAAGCACATCTTAATTTTGATAATATTTGTAAAATAGATTTTTTCACAAATACAATGAAGACTTTATACCTCACTGCAACTCCAGCTAGAAGTGATGAACGCGAAAATATAATATATCAAACTAGTTTTAAAAACGTACCAGCAATAGATTTGTTTGATGAAGAGGAAGATCCTAGAAGTGAGTATATTGGTATTAGTTATAACTCTCATCCTACTGCATTTGACATAAATGGATGTAAAAATCCATATGGGTTTGATAGAAATAACTATACCAATTACGTTGTAACTAAACCTGAGTTCTATAAGCTTATTTATATTCTTATGGAAATTAGCAGAAAGAAAAATGGTAAAACTTTAATTTATATAGGCACTACTAGTGCTATAAATATCGTATATAATTGGATGGAATACTATTTCCCAGAATACAGAGGACAAATAGGAGTCTTCCATTCATTAATACCAAAGAATCAAAAACAAGAGCAATTAAATAAAAGAATTATACTTTCAACTACTAAATCATGTGGAGCTGCAATAGATATAGCAGGATTAGCTTTGACTATCGTTTTAGCAGAGCCCTTTAAGTCTGAAGTTACCGCTAGACAATCTTTAGGTAGAACTAGAGATAGGAATACATTTTATATCGAAGCGGTAGATAGAGGATTTCTATCTATTAAAAACTACTACAAAGCCAAACAACCGGTGTTCTCTAAATATGCTACTAAATGTACAGATATAGTTATTAGCGATAGAGAGCTGGATGAAAGATATAATAAAATTATTGCAGATAGATACAATACATATATGCAACAGATTTACGAATATCAGATGCATACGGCTCAACGTAATGTAGTAGAACGTATTATAGTAGAGAGAAGGTAAAATTATGAAAGAAGATATGACTTTAGATAACGTACCATTGATTAATGACTCACTAAGAGGTATATATCCTTTTGATCCTAAAATGAGTAAAGAAACAGAAAAAATGATAGCGTTCGAAGTACAAAATAATCCTCAGTATGGTAAGATATTTATTAATCTAGCTGAAGATTTACAGAAGAAAACCATGGATGAATATTTTAAAAAGAAGAAAAAATAAAATATATAAGAGAGTAGCATTATGCCACTCTCTTATATTTATTCTTTAATACTGTAAATTATATTAAATCCACTTTTTGTTTTTTCTAAACTACGACCGCAATATCCACTAGAGATAAGCTCTAGCTGAGTATCGATATCGTCATTTGCTACTTCAAATCCAACAGCCTGATATCTATGTTCATGATTAAGATTTAAATGTACAATGGCTCTACTCATTCCTTCGTACTTTTCGCTAATCTTCATAAGAGAAAAACCATGAGTAAGAACATATTTCATACTCCCATAGTTATACGGAGAAACTGTAGCCAACACATGATGATAACCAGTTTCCTTTAATATATCTAGATGTGGTTTAATTATTTGCTTCATTATACCACGCCCTTGATACTCTGGATCTATACATATAGGACCAATCTGTCCGACATGAGATAAATCTTCT